TTCTAATAAACGAAGGTACACACTGACCACGCTTTCTTGATATAACTGCAGTTGCACCATTAATTACCGATAGAGATCCCATAGCAGCTTCAAAGGTAGTTAAACCTACATAAGCTAACATCTTAATCAGTTCTGTATACTTTAGTTTATCTTCTAAGTTAGTTAGTAGTCTAACGTCTTGAATATTATATTCAACAAACGTCTGCCAATCAGTATCAGCTAGAGTAGCAAGATTCATATTACCAAAATCTACTTTCTTTTCACCTAACTCGGCCTCACCAATCGCATCAAGTTTATAACTTTCTTTTACACCTACCGAAAAACGTTTATATACGTCTAAATAGTCAATTAATGAAATACCTTCAACATACCAACGTTGCTGCTCTTGACCAAACTGACCACGTATTGTTCTACTATAAACCTTACCTGATGGTGATATTCTATTAGTCCATTCCTCACCAAGTATACGAGTACACCTATTTAAGATATAAGGTAAATCAAAAAACTCACTATTCCAACCTGACATAATATCAGGATAATCTTTTTCAACATACTCAATAAACTTCATAAATAACTCTCTTTCAGAAGAGCATTTAACATAAGTTACATCTTTATCTTTATTATTAAATTCACCCAAACCAAACGTATGGTAATGACGATTTAAAGAATCAAAACAAGTAATAACATTACAGGTATGGGTCGGGTCTTGAGGATTAGGAAACTCATCTGGTGAATAAGTCTCGATATCCAAGAACATCACTTTAATGGGGTTTTTACTAAAATCAGACGTTTCATTAACTTTCCAAAATGTATCAATTAAGTATTGCTGGACAGCAGGTTGGTTTTCAAATACCCTTTTAATTCCAGTATCTTTAATATATTTGAATCTATCATATTGAGTTCTAAAACTCTTTTTAATTAGCTTAGTACCAAATATAGATTCATATTCACCTTTACCCTCAACATAAAGATAAGGATCATAAGACGTTGTTACTTTAATTCTTTTACCATCGGTATCCCAGGTAAATAAATTAATACATCTTTCACGGGGATCATAGTATATATTACGATAACTCACCCAATGATTATATCACAGTTCCTAATTATATCTACCTAAATTAATTCTTTTTGGGTCACCTACATTATATTGATATAATTCTGTATAACAATCGATATTTTTATCATCCTCTAACCATCGGGTATCAGCATATTGTCTTGCTTTTCTACATAAAGCTTTATAACGTTTTCTATCTTTTAACGTAGTTTCAATTTGAGCAATCATTTCATCACCAGTTCTAAATTTAATTGGTGCATTTTCATATGTGCATAAGTCTTGACAAGCAATCGGTAAACCTAATGCACAAGCTTCAATATATTTTAAATCTGATTTAGCTCTATTGAAAGTATTATCCTGTAAAGGAGCAACAACCATATTGACATTTAAATCGTATAAACCTTGACCATACTCAAATAATCTCTTCCAGGGATGGAATTCAACCTTTCCAGACTGTACTAAATCTCTAATAGGTAGTGGATGTGCTCCTAAAAATACCCATTGATATTTATCAACTGTTTTTCTAATAACTTCATTCACATGATAAAAGTCATCTTTAAATTTAACCCTCTGTTCAGTATCGAAATGAGCACCAGAACCAGCATATAAGATTCTTGGTTTCTTTTTATGCTTATCATAACTTTCCATCGTTCTGTTATGATTTTCATAATGACCTAACCAAAATTTAGGCATAAAATTCGGTACAACTGTTACATTTTGATTACCGGTTTTATCCTTATAATAATCTCTCATGAACGGACATGTTACAGTAATTTCATCGCAAATTGACATCATTTCTTGAGCTGAATTTCTAATCTTAGGATCGGTAAATGCAGTCTTATATTTGTTATAATCAGGTATATCTTCATGAAAACAAATATCATCAATTTCATAAATTAGTCTAAAATTATTTTTATCAGCAATTCTTCTTAACCATTTAACAAACTCTAATTGTTGAGGTGTTGCTTGTCTTTGTATCCTCACCCCTTTAGCTTGAACATAATATCTTTCATCAACATTCATCACCGTTGTACCATGCACAACAGCTTTACTATGAGCATTCATAACTTGCTCTGGCCATATCATTCTCCAATGTCCGCAACCTGAATAATCAGCGTAATAATTTAAAAATCTAGGCAGATCTCTCTCTGAACTTTTTGGTTTAGTTATTACCGGTCTATTTGGTATAATAATATTACTTTGAAATGGTTTTTGACCAAATGCAGGGGTTTGAAAAGGTATATTGCCTTGAATATGCATAATATTAATTAATCAACAAAATTTACTCTTCTAGTGATGCCATTATGTTTTTCTAAAAATATTACATCTCCGTTGGCAGATTTAATACTTTCTTTACGGTGGCTGATAACCATAACACATTCATTATACTTTTCCACCCGCTCGTTTAATATTTCTAAAACTAAATCGACCCCTTTTTCATCTAAACTACTATCAAATAATTCATCATAAAAACTAATATTATAATATACATCACCTTGTGATTTTCTCATATCCATAAAAGAAAATAAACAAGCTAAGTCAATAGCTTTTCTTTCAGCACCTGAAAAGTTATTATATAAACAAATCTTACCCTTTTCATTTACAATTTCTTCTTCAAAATATTCATTAAAGATACAAACGCAGTTACTATCTAATTTTTTCATGAAATGAGTTAGCTTACCATTGAAATGTGAAAGTATCTTTTTAACGATAAAACTCTTTACACCTTCTTCACTAACTACAAACTTAACAACATCCATTAAGTTAATAACCTTTTTAAGTGAGTCAATTTCTTGCTTAATTTCATTAATCTTATTAGTTGATAAAGTTATTAACTCCTCGAAAGAATTAGTTTCATTTTTAATATTTTCGATATCAGTTTGATATTGTTTAATAACATTTTCTACATCACTTATATTACGTTCAAGGTAAGAAATATTATTTTTTTGATTTTTTATACTAATAAGTTTACTATCTATCTTTGTTTTTGCTGAATTATATTTTTTAAGATCATGACTAATCCCTTCATATACTGCTTTATGTTCTTTTATAAGTTCTACTATATTAGTAGTTATATTTTCTAGTTTTTCTTTTTCAGATTCGATTAAATCTTTATCATGATCTTTTAAAGGTCTTAAACAAACAGGGCAAGTAGCTTCTTCAGTACCAATTTTTTCAAGTATATTTTTATTTGAATTTAAATCAGTCTTATTTTGAATTATTTTTTCATAAACTTCATTTTTATTCTTATCAAGTTCATTTATTCTTTCTTGCAATTCATTTAGTTTTTCAATATAAGGATTTTCATCTAATGATTCAACTGTATTTTTTTCATTCTTATAATTCTCTAAATCTGTATTTTTTGAATTAATTTGATTATGTATTCTACTAATTCTTTGATTCTTATTTTCTTCAAAGTTATCAACTTGTTGCTGCTGTGTATTTAAATGATTATTTGTTTCTTCTAATCTCGTAATTTCAATATCAAAATTACGCTTTACTTCATTATGCTCATTGCGTAATTCACTAAGCATTTTACTAAAGACTTCTAAATTGAAAATTTGTTCAATAAACTTTCTTTTTTCAGTTTTACTCTTACCCATAAAAGGTATATGATTATTAAGAGTCATTATAACACAGTTTTGAAATATTTCAGGAGTAGATGATAAAACTGTATTAATATATTCATTAGTATTTGATATACTATCTCTCGTTTTATCGTTACCGTTTTTATAAACGTATACCTTACTAGGATTTAAAGTACGGATAATATCAAAGTCATTAGTACCATGTTTAGGATCATCAACAGTAAAAGATAATTGTACTTCACAAGTACCTGATGTTAGATTATTAGCTATAAAATTCTTTTTAATATCTCTAAGAGTTTGACCGAATATAGCAAAGTATAGAGCATCAGCTATTGTACTTTTACCGACACCATTTCTCCTATCTTCTTTATCTCTGTTAATACCAGTTACTATATGTAAACCTTTTTCGAAGTTTACTACAACTTGGTCTTCCCCTATTGATAAAAAATTCTTAATTTTTAATTCTTTAAAACTTACGTATTTCATTTAACTCTATCGTAAAGTGATTGGGTATAATTTACCACATCTTTTTTATTTTCTATATCTAACATATTAACAAACTCTTCAATCGCATGCTTCATATCAACACCCGATAAATCATAATCTTCATCATTTTCAATCTTAAGTTTATTATAATTTACATCATAATCAATTCTTAATTCTACTGGCTTATATGTAGTTAATTTTGTAACTAACGCATCTAGATGATCACTGCTAATATTTTTATCGATAATTAATTTTATAATATTACCCGGTAATGCATTTTTAAATACATCTTCTACTTCAGTAATATTAATCAATTTTGATAAAACCATTTTTATATGTTTAGGTGTAATATTATTTTCAAAAAATTCATAAGATAAATTATCAAAGTCTAAAATATAATAACCTTTCGTTTGCATTGTATCACCGAAATCCATTTCATATGGATTACCCACATAAATGATAGAGCTGTCTTGCCGCTTATAATGTTTTTCATCTCTTGAATGAAAATGACCAGTGAATATTAATTTAGATTTTTCTACTAGTATATCTGGGTCATCACCATGGTCGCAGATTTTAAACATATTCATTTTAAAATTTTCCAATTCAAAATGACCGAAAATTATATCACTATTAGGTATATCCTCTATTTTAGTACCCCATGGGCAAAAAGATACCGTTTTATTTTTATATTCTACCGTTGATAGTTTATCATATACAGTTAAGTTTTTATAACCTTTAAAAATACTCAAACTATTAATCTCTGATGTATCTTTATACCATGCATCATGGTTACCGGTAATCATAGTAATATTAAAATCCTTAAACTTATCTAATATATCTTTAGCAAAATTTAAAGTCTTAACTGATATTTCATCCCTATAATGGAAAAAATCCCCACAAAATATAATATCAGTTATATTTTTATTTTTAAGTTCTTTAATATACCAATCAGTCCACTTATTTGATATACCTAACCAGAAATCACTATTCTGGTGAACACCTAAATGTATATCAGAAAATATAGCTACTTTACTCATCATCTAAATCAGTGTCGTCACTCATTGGTTTAACATAAACTCGACCATCAGTAGATTCTAACATTTCTTGCTCGTAAACTTTTTCTTTATATTCACTCAAGGTATTTGCATGCTTTTTTTCTTTTTTAATTCTATTAATAAAAGCGTGGAAAGCAATTGTTGTAAAATATGAAAATGGATTATACTCTGATTCAATATCAAATTTTTTATTTGTTACAGCGGTATACATCTTTACTAGAGCATCACCAACCATTTCATCTCTATAAGTATAATTGATAAAGTTGGATGAATAACTTAAACCATGAGCAATTTTATGTATCATATCAGCTAGATGATGCGTACAATTTTCTGTTTCATAAAAATTAATAAGTTCAGCTTTTAATTCTCGTGGATCTACATAATATTCAGTTTTCTTTGGTTTCGGTCCTCTACGTTTACCGGTAGATTTTTTAGTATTAGCCATAAAACTATTATAGCGTATAAAACTTACTTTTCAACTATATTAGTCAATGAAAAATTTATTTTTTCTGATTTATAAATTTCTTTTCTTTTATCAGAATGACGTATTCCGTATTTTAACTTATCAGCTAGATCTATAATAATTAGTTTATTTTTTGTTTCATGTAGTCTTAAACCTCTACCAATTGATTGGATAGTTCTTATGAAACTTTTACCTCCTGATGCAAACATAATCATATGTATATTTTTAATATTAACACCGGTACTAAAAATAGAACTCATTGCAATACAAATAACGTCATTATTTGTTTCCATTATCTTTTTAATTTTATCCCTTTCTTCAACCTCAACTTCACCTTTTACAAAATAAACTTTTTTATTTTCAATTTGTGTTAGGTTATCAAATAATACATCCCCATGGGCTAAATGATTAACTAATATAAGAGAATTATTATTAAATTTTGAACATATATTTTTAATTACACTATTTCGAAAATCGTTAGTATAGATAAAATCTAATTCTGCTTTAAAATTATTACCACCACTTACTACAAGAGGTTTATCTTTATAACCTATGTTAATGACCTTAATGTCTACGTTAGTTAAATAGCTCTCTAACCTAAGTTCATAGCTATCCTTATCGTATATCACTTTACCTAATTTACCAATAACATTCCATTCTTCTGGTTTATCATCAGGTAAAGTACCGGTTAAACCAAACTTATTATATGTATGTATTTTATTAACCATTTTACTTACTTTATTTGACTTTTTAATGGTGTGACATTCATCCACCACTAAAACGTCTATATATTTTATCCAATCATTATCTTCAAATTTACTCTGTAAAATACCACGATTAGCTATAATGCAATTAGCTGTTAAATCAGGTTTTATCTTACCTGTCCATCTTGTAAATTTAAATAATACATTATATTCTTCAAAATCGTTATACGTTTGGTTAACCAATCCGAGATCAGGTACTAATATTAAAATTTTTATTTTAGGATTGTTAGAATAAAGACTCATTAACAATGAAGCAATCGTTAACGTTTTACCACCTCCAGTACCGAGTTTAATAATACCTCTTCCAAATTTTAATGCTTCTTTTACCGAATCTAACTGGTAATCCCTTAATGGAAATTTTAGATTATCGTATGCTCTTTCTTCTTTATATGTTGGTTTAACTATAGGTAAAATATCTGAACTAACCTCTACATCCTTATTTGGGTATTCTTGCTTTACATAACTAAAAATATCAAAAAATAAACCAGGCTCAAATAACCCAGTCGGTGTAATACAATATATTCTACTAGGTGCTGCCCATCTAGCCCTGCCTCTCATTCTAAAACGAGCTGTTTCATCTTTAACGCTAAAATGTTCTCGTATACTATCTAAATCATCTGATATTAATCTAATTTTTTCTTTAGCTAATTCAAATTTCATTATAATTGCTCCATCTTCATTATTTCAATAATATTTTTAATATCAAAACCTATAGCACTGAAAGTCTTTTCTGTCTTTTCCAAGAATTCAATAATTAATTCTTCATTACTTATCTGATCAGATATTTCTTTCATCTTTTCATGCCGGTAACTTGCTTTTTCTGCAACTGGTATAGTAACCTTGACTGGACTTTCTTCGATAATTTTTTGAACTACATCTTTTTTAATTAAATCTCTTTGTTGTCTTAAATTAAGAAGATTTTTTTTATGTCTAATCAGTTTAGCTACCCAATAATGTTTCTTTGCAGGTGTCTTCATCGAAGAGTCTTTAAGGTTAAATTCATTAATTTGTAAATCTTTTTCTATTTCATCTATATATTGATCTAATAAATTCACATATTAATTATAAATACTATTATGAAAAAAACAACTCTTTTCGAAAAAGTATTTAAAAAAATACTCAAAAAGAAAAAACCAGCAGAAGAAGATGATAATACTGTAGGTGGGGGAGCTTTAGGACCTGCTGCAGCAATAGGTCATAATGGTTTAACGAATACTGATTGGTATGCACCTGGTGATTATAGAAGATGGACAGCATTAGGAGCGACATATTCTAGAAGAGGTAAAGTAGGTAAGAAAAAAAGTAAAACCAGAAAACGTAAAACTAGAAAACGTAAAACTAAAAAGTAAATATCCATATGGACACAGGCATTTGGAAAGTTTACGAAGCAATACCAGAGGACGCTTTCGGGTTTATATACGAAATTGTAAACACTACTAACGGTAAAAAATATATCGGTAAAAAGCAAATGATACGAAAAATTAGACGCAACCCTTTAAAAGGTAAGAAGCGTAAGCGTATTGATTATGTGGAAAGTGACTGGAAAACTTATACAGGTTCATCAGATGCTCTTAATATAGATATTGCAACTTTAGGATTAGAAAAATTTATATTTAAAATTTTAAAATTTTGTAATAGTAAGTTTGAGCTTTCTTACTTTGAGGCTAAAATGCAGTTTGAAAAAGATGTTTTATTAAGTGAAGATTATTATAATGGTATTATTAACTGTAGAATAGGTAAACCACCTAAACTCTTTATGGAACAGTACTATAATAAAAATGATGATGGCTGATTTACATATAGAAAACTATGATTTTACTATAATTGACTTTAATGAGTTATTAATAAACGATATACAACCACAAATAATTAATTCTTTACATGAATTTAACTTATTAGAAAAGAGTATTAACAATCTACAGGTTAAAAAGTTTATTTACCACTATACTATATACAATATATGTCAAAGGTTACTTAATTGTAAATCTAAGTCTATTATATACTTTAATAATACACAGTTGGATGAATGTGAATTGATAAAGTATTATAAAGAAAATGACATTTTAACCTTTTTTACCAATTTTTTACGTAGAGTAGATAAAATATTACCATTGAAAATATTTATTAGTAAATATTCTATAGTATATCTTGACCATCTTATAGAGATTAATGATGGTAAAGCTCAAACAACAATAAATTCAATGATAAGTAAGATTAATAATATGGATATCAGCAAATATACCTTTTCAGATGTTAAAAAGTTTACAAGACGTTATGAACTAACGTTTTTAAACAAAGATTACTTTAATAGACTATCTACAAAACTACTTCTAATTAGATAAATAATAATATGGACAAATTTGATAAAGTAGCCAACTCCTTTTTAAGAGAATTTGGCCCGCCGATAAGCTCATCAGACGACGAAATAATGGTACAAATGAAATCAGGAAAATCATTTGGTGATTTTTTAAGAAGTCTCGTAGGTAAATCTAGAAAAGATATTTTAGATTCTGGAAGTTTTGCAAGATTATATTCTATGAACATGCACGGTATAGGTGGTAATAAGAACTCTCCGGATGCCCCTGCAGTACGTTTAAGTAAATTTTTAACTAAGCTTGGTGATTTTGTTAATCAGGATATTACAAAATTACGTTCTGGGGCAGCTGAAACTGATGAGTTTAAACAGAAGCATGATTATGAAGGGTATCTTGAAAGAGAAAGAGAACGTAAAGATTTATTCCGTGAACTAATGACAGAAAAAGACCCTGAAAAAAAATCTGAATTAAGACAAAGGAAGAATGCTTTTAGAAATAATAGTGAATATGCTGAAGCAAGAAGAGCTCTTCATAATAAAGAAGATGTAGCGGTAGCCGAATATCATAATAGACCTATCGAACAAGGTGAAATAGTTAATGATGGAAGCGATGAATTCAAAGAGCTTGAAGATATGTATAATAAAATTAATTCTATGAGAGGTAGTAAGGTAGAAGATCAAGAACAACCATTTTTAAGTAAAGATCAAAAAGATGCTATTAGAGTAGCTCAAACCTTAGCTAATGACCCTACTAGAAGGTCATTTCAAAAAGACCCACAAAAAGAAATTAATAAAGCTTATGGTGATGTAATGAAAAAGATAGCTAATAAAATTAAAACGATTAAAATATAATGAAAAAATTCCTTAAACAATACAACGCTGTTCTTGAACAAGATGAAACAATGGAAGTTCCAGATGTTTCAGCTGAAGCTCCTGTGGAACAGCCTGTATCTGAACCAGAAGTAGAACAGTTATCTCCAGAAGCTGAAGTACTACTAGTAAGATTAATTAAGAAAGCCTTAGTAACTGATATAGATTCTAACGATGTTGATTCAATTAGTGAATTATCTGATATTAATGAAACTAACTCAAAACAATCATTGCAGATGTTAATTAATATAATGAAAAAATATTCACAAGATATTGACGTAACATAATGAGCTGGAAACCATTAGATCAAATATATTTACAGACAGCTGCTAAAAAAGCAGTTAGTAAATTACCAAGACAGCAAGTAATACGTGAAAATGTTGAACTGTATACAAAGACTGATTCTGGTTATGAATTACTTGCAAATGTAGATCAAAAATATTATGATGATATTTTATCACGTTATATGAAAATGGGTTCAACAGATAGTATTGAAGGGCGGAATAAAATTGAAGAAAGGTTAGAAAAAGCTGGTGGTAATATAGCTAATAATTTAGATATATTTCAATCCTATACATATTCAGCTAATTTTGATCTTAAAGATGAAAACTTTACATCAGCACAAAATGACTTTCTTAATTTAATAGGTAGTAATGCAACTTTTTCATTAGATACTTTTATCCAAAGTAGTTTTCATAATTCTGACGTTTATAATAAGTTTTTTGATAAAGCATGGTGTGCTATACCGGAAGCCCCTACCCATGGTGCTCCTGGGTGTGGTGAACTATATTTAGCATTTGTTTGTGATGGTGTTAAACCTAAAAAAGGTGATTTAAGTGTAGGTGGTAAAGAAATTGAATTAAAAGGTGCTAGTGGTAGATTGTTTAAAACTGCAGCATTAACAAATGATTTTAGCGATTTACAATCATCTGCTAGTGATAATAACGGTTTACTTTTAAATATAAGCAAGTTTATATCAAAATGGTGCGGTATATCAAATGGTTATGGTGAAATTTTAAAACTTATTAAAGATAATGGTCTAGATGAAGCAATGTTAAGAGAAAGAGAATATATGCTACAAAAAGGTAAGTTAAGACCAGGTATGGGTAAATTAGGTGTTAATTTAATAACTCAAATTGGTGGTATTTTTCAATTATTTGAGTATAAAAAAGCTCAAGGGTTTGATGTATTTTTAGCTTATAATAAAATCGGTAATGATTTAATATTACAAGCTATTAATATGGAAAATTTAACCAATCTTTCAGATTTTTATAAAGAATTAAATAATTTAAAAGGTGTTCTTAAATTTAACCGTCGTACTGATGGTAAAGGTTGGAGCTGCACTTTAAAAGGTACAAAATAATGAAAACATTCAAACAACATCACAGCATAATTTTAGAATTCTTCGATGCTATCGACGGAGCTGTAAAGCATATCGACCATCTAGAAGAGAATATACTTAATAAAGGTAAACAGGGAGTAATAGAAGCTATTAATCAAATAGAATCATCTATTTCTTACTTTGTTGATGAGTCTGACTATAAAATCTCAACTAAATTTGACGGTGCACCTGCTATTGTCGCAGGTGTTGATACTAATAATAAATTTTTTGTAGCTAGTAAGTCAGCGTTT